AAAACCCACCTGGCAGCGGCCATATCGAACCAGCTGATCATGGAAGGGATACCGGTTATATGCATGACGATGATTGACCTTCTGGCCAAGATTAAACAGACATTCGACCGCAACGACGAGGCCACCGAGGCCGAAATCATGAAGATTTATGAAGAGGTGCCGCTGCTGGTCATTGACGACATAGGCAGCGAGCAGCCAACCGAATGGGGATCCACAAAGATATTCTCGATAATCAACGCCAGATACGAGGCCTACATGCCGGTCATAGTGACCACAAACTACGCCGGGGACGAGCTGGTAAGGAGAATGACACCGATAGGACCAAACGGCCGGCCATTGGACAGCAGGAACGCCGAAAAGACGCTGGACAGGCTGAAAGAGATGTGTGTAGGCATTGAAATGAACTGGGAAAGTTGGCGGTCAAGAGGATAGAGGAGGGATGAGATCATGAAAAACACATTAACGGACTTGAATAATTACCCTGATGTGAACAAAAGGAAATTGTTGGAGAAATTCTTAGAATCGAAAACTGAGGATTGTCCAGGTTGGTGCAATATGTGTGAATACGTTGAAATATGTGACACAATCGAAAGAATGTGGAGAAAGTTAAAGGAGCAGGAAGAATGGGAGAAAAAGGAGCAGGAAGAATGGGAGAAAGATGAAGATGATGAAACAGATATTGAATGAATTATAACAACATCTTACACCAAAGAGCAGCTCAAATCTTACTACGGGAACCACAAGATAAGCAGCGGCCTGACCGGATACTTTCAAAAGGGCTACACGCCGGCGAACAAAGGAAAGAAAGGCTACCATGCACCAGGATGCGAGAAGGGATGGTTCAAGAAAGGGCACAAGCCCCTAAACCATAAGCCGGTAGGCAGCGAGCGAGTAGACAGAGACGGATACACCCTGGTAAAGGTAGCGGAACCGAATGTATGGGAGCCAAAGCATAAGGTGCTCTGGGAAAAGAAAAACGGGAAGGTACCGGAAGGATATGTTCTAACCTTCCTCGACGGAGATAAAAGCAACATCACACTGGACAACCTGGCCCTCATATCGATGGCCGAATCGCTGGAAATCACAAGGTCGAACTTAAGGAGCACCAATCCGGAATTCACAAAAACCGGCATTTTAATAGCAAAGGTTAAGATAGCCAGAAGCAAGCGGAAGCGGAAAAAGAATCTGATGGGAGGTCGAAACAATGAAGAAAAAGAGAGCATGCAGGATGACACAGGAGGAAAGAGCCATTCACAACAGAGCAGTGAGCATAAGGAAAATGACAGATGCGCAGCTTTGTGAGTTTATAGACCGCACATACGGAAAAGGCATGGAAGAAGGAGCGAGGCTGGCACAGAGCCAGGCCAAAGCAAAACCTGAAGACGCAATCGCTCACGTTAGGAAGTTCATCGATTACCTGACCGAGAAAACCGGCTGCGGCAACAGGATCGGCAAAGGAACCATTCTGCAGCTTAACAGAGAGCTGGAGAATGCCATCAAGAGCGGCCTGTTTTCCGGGGAGGTGAACAAATGAGCAGAAGCCACGCGAACAGAGGACAAGCATTCGAGGATTTCTTAAGGTTTGTTCACCAAAGGTACCAGGCAGACGGAATAGCATGCGTCCACAAGGTACCGACGGAGTTTTTACCACTCCGGAACGCCAAAGGTCAGGTCTGTAGTGCGAAGGTCGAGCATAAAAGCTGCGTAGATTACCTGGGCAGATACAAAGGCATACCGGTGGCCATTGAGGCAAAGCACACGGAAGAGAACCGGATCGCATTCAACCGGGTAGAGCCTCACCAGGCGGAATACCTCGACGACTGGCTCAAGGATCCACACGCAATAGCACTCGTCCTGGTGAGTTTCAGCCTTCGCAGATTTTACGCGGTACCATGGGAGTTCTGGAAAGCAGCGCTGGAGAGCTGGCAGCAGTACAAGGGTAAGGAGAAGAGGACTGTAACCGCATACGGATGGACATGGACCACTCCAGGAATGGCCAGCGTATCGGAAGACCAGCTCCATCCGGAATGGGAGATAAAGACCGGGGGAAGATCAGGACTTCCATACCTTGAGATTATAGACAAAATGACAGGGGGAGAGGTCAATGCAAACAGAAGACAAGGTAGTAAAGTCATTTGACATGAGCAATCTCATGAAAATAACGAGGCTTCCGCTGATATGCGTTTACAACAGCCCTTCAGACTACCCAGGAAAGTATGTAGCAAGGCTCTGGGACGTGGACAAGCCGACCAACATGGTGGCCGTCGCCGAAAGCCTGGAGGAAATCAGAGAAGCAAAACCACCGGAGATGATGATCATGGACAGAATGCCAAACGACGATCCGGTGATCGTTGAAACATGGATTTAGGAGAGGAGGCCCAACCACATGAAAGCAATCACATTATGGCAGCCCTGGGCCCAGCTAATCGTCCAGGGAGACAAGCTGATAGAAACGAGGAGTTATAACACCAACATAAGAGGCCGAGTGGCCATACACGCAGCAAAAAGCGACCACAGCGGGATATTACTTCACATACCAATGAGAGAGCTCGCATATTTCCAGGAAGCAGGAGTAACCGGCGTGAAAGAGCCGCCAAGGGGAGCAATAGTGGGAACGGTAGAAATCGTAGACAGCCTGCCAATAGAAGAGCTGATAGGCACCAAATACGACACACCGAAGGAGCGAGCCTTCGGAGATTGGAGTCCAGGACGCTGGGGATGGATACTTCGAAACCCGGTGCTTTTTGAAAAGCCGATACCGGCCAAAGGCGCCCAAAGTTTCTGGAATTGGAGGACAGACACATGATCAGGTATAAGTGCCCAAGATGCCAAGGAAACCAATATTCCGCGAGCCCAGATAAAGCACACGAGCCGTGCATTTACTGCGGCCACGAAGGAACGGTACCGATGAAAAGCCTGGAAGAGGAGGGGAACGATGAAAACATACATGAACAGGATCGACCGGGAACACCATGTGATGATCCTGGTCATATGGGATTATTTAAACACATGGCTGGAGCAGACCAGCTGCCTCACCAAAGAGGAGAGGAAGAGAGTCAAGACAGCGGCTACCCACCTACTCCATACCAGCGACAGCATCGTGAAGAGGCTTGATACCGATTATGCCAAAAGACTATTAAGAACCGCGAAAAACACAGAGGTAAGAGTGGTGGATCGAGCAAACGTAATGCTCGGCCGAGAGCCAGACACCGTGAACATAAAAATAGACGACCTATACGACATCGCAAGCTACGCTTTGACAGACTGCAGAGGCTGCAAGAGACCCGACCACAAAAACTGCGATAAATACAAGCTCTTCATGGATTTGAATATACCCGTAGCCCAGGAACAAACGGACGGCTGCCCTTACGAGAATTGACGGAGGGACGGCCATGAAGATAGAGATTTACTACGAATGCCCGATATGCCACCAAAGCTGGGCAACACAGAGCGCAGCAATCGCCTGCAGGAACCAGCACCCGGTCATTGAAAAGAAATGGGCCAACTGCGAGGTTTGCGGGCAGGGATGGAACATAACATACTGGGGAGAAAAACAAGCAGTAGAGCTCGCCAGGAAGTGCGAACAGGAACACGAGGCCAAAGGTGAGACCGAAGAATTAAGCCGAAAAACATTCTTCTTAAGCGGAGGGACAAAAGGCAAATATTACCCACCAAGGAAGGAGAGTAAATGAATGGGACCGATTGTAAACCAAGGATCATCGAATGCAGCAGGTGCGGCTGCGAATGGAATGTAAGCAGCCAGGCACACATACCGGAAACTGGTTATATTTGCCCGCACTGCACGAGCAGAGAGCGAGAAAATAACGCCTTTCAGGAGGATAAGCATATGGCAAATAGATCACTGCTTCACAGAAGCAAGATAGAGGATTTCAAGAGCTGGCTTCAGGAAGACGGCTGGCAGATAGAACAGCCCAAAGGAATATACGAGGTCGTAAGGGCCACAAAGGGCACCAGGAAGCCATTAATAGTTTACACGAGGGATAACAAAGGCAATGAGCATATAACCGTTCAGGACCGCGATGTGCCGGTCGTAAGGGCATACATAAGGGACAGGAGAAGAGAAGCCAGGGCAAAGGCCAACGGGATCCAGAAAGTAACCAAAGAAGAAATGCTGAAGATAATCGACACCAGGGAGCCACTCGGAAAGTTTTACAGGATAGAAGGTAAGACCATCATCGCAGTGGATAATTCCACAGGAGACGCCTGGACCGAGGAATTCAAAGACTTTGAAATTTTCCTTCTGTGGATAACCACACAGCTGACCGTAGAGGATGCGGTAGAAAAAACAAGGAGGAGGAATAAGCATGCAAAATGTGTCAGCATTAGAAATTAAAGAAAACATATCAAGAGGAGGAGACAGTGTATGAACGAGCTTAAAAAATGCGAAAGGTGCAGAAACAGCAGGTTTATATACCTGGAGAGAAAATGCAAATTTGAAATGCCGCAATTTCCAATAGAGGACGAGGGAGAATGTGAGCATTATGACAGCTGGTTTATCGAGTACCCGCTAACAATCGACGGAATAGACAATTGCTTTAACAAAGAAAGAGTAAGGAGCTTATACGATTGCGGAAAACTCGTCAGGATTTCACCATGCGGAGAAGAGTATAAAGGCAAAACATACCTCGGGATATTGCTTGGCGATCTTCCGATCGGTGCACACATTTCTTTTAACAGAGAGAGCAAGATACTGAAGGTTTCACCTCATACGAACCCTGGAATATTTGTACCAGAGCTAAAAAAGATCATTTATGGATGTGAAAGCTGGTGGGGAGAGATCGAAAACCCAGAAGACCTGAAAGACATAACCAGTGAGGATATAGAAAACACCTGGTATGTTCAACTTCTCAAGAGTATGGCCGGAATGGAGGCGACCAAAGATGATGAATAAGAGCAAGATAGAATGGTGTGATTTCACCTGGAACCCGGTCACAGGCTGCCGGCACGGCTGCCCATACTGCTACGCAGCAAAGCAGGCAAGACGCTTTTCCGGAGATGTAAGGCTGAATAAGAGTTCAGACCAGCTGAAAAGAGACGAGAATGGTCTGTATATCCTGGACAAGCCATTTAAAAACCAGGTAGGCAAGGTTATACCGGACCCGGTGGGATTTGAGCCGATAATGCACAAATACCGCCTGCCAATGCCGGCACAAAAGAAGAAACCGGCCAAGATTTTTGTAGTATCCATGGGAGATTTATTCGGATCCTGGATACCGGACAGCTGGATCGAGGAAGTATTCAGGGCCTGTGATGCAGCACCATGGCACACCTACATGTTTTTAACAAAGAACCCACGCAGGTATGTGGAGCTGGCCGAAAAAGGCATACTCCGGACCGGCGACAACTTCTGGTACGGCAGCACAGCGACCACACCGGAAACGGAATTCTTCTGGGACGAAAAACTAAACACATTTGTAAGCATTGAACCAATTCACGCACCATTCCCGGACGTCATACGCCCGGATAACG